CGCCTCCTGAGCGCTCAACGGCGAGCTTTGCAAGCTCGCCGAGCACGGGCGTGTTGGCGTCTGTGGCGACGAGTCCGAGTGCTTTCTCCACCAGTTTGCTGCTAGGCGTGACCCCAGCTGGAAGGCGAACTGTGACGTGCAATTTGGAGAGCTGTCGCTTGACATCACACATAGAGTCAAGACGTCCTGTCCACACGTCGGGTGAATAATAGCGAGCCAAGAATGTGACTCCTCGGTCCCCGCGCTGTACAACGCCCGCTTCGAGTACGAGGCCAACTTTGGTGGCTGCCCACTGGTGGTTTGTGACAGACAGGTCAGCGTCCAGTCCATCATCACCAAGGTGGATTCCGAGGGCATCAAATGCTTCTGCGGAAGTGTATCGACCGCCATCGGCTCGGTAGGAGTTCCGAAAGCCGAGGTAGGCGGTAAAAGCAGCTCGTAGAGTTTGCGACGTGCTCGTTGCAGAGCAGCCAGATCCATGTGAGGGTCCTTGTTCGAACGTTGTCCCATGAGGGAGAATTCCGATATTGTCGGCGTTCGTGTTTAGTAAATCGTTTAGCACAGCCCGGTGGTTCTTAAAGGCCTTCATAAAAACCATCCGGTCAACCTGGCGCAAGGCGTGGGTGATTGTCCCATCCATACGATGGTAGTCAGACACGTTGACCATGGCGGCATCCTTGCAGATTTCCGCCACGCGCGTCGCCACCTGGAGGGGCGTCTTGCCGGGACCATACCACTCAAACTGCTTCAAGTGCGCTGAAAGGCACAGGGCAAAAGTCGCCATGGTGAGCTTGTCTTTATCATTGTAGGTCGAAATGTTTCGCGGGTCTTTGACATCCGCGTACGGTTCGCTCTTGATGAAGCACTTGAGCACACGTGGGACACGGAGTCCGGAGACGACGGCCTTGAGTAGTGAGAGCTTTTGGGCTGGGGTAGTTTGCTTTTCGATAACTGTTTCAACATCGAACGGTTCTAGGACCGTCTCACCCACTACATGGCTGACGAAGTCGGCCATGCATTGCGATACAAAGGGGCTGGGCTTGGGTTCCGGCTTCTTGAGGTCATTGATACGACCCTTGACGCACTGCCGCTACGTAGAGGGCGTGTTGTCAGGTGAGAAGGCGGCGTGGACGAGGGCGCTCATGAATGGCTGCATCTTGTTCTTGGCTTCTTGATCATACAGGCGTGGTTCGAACTGGTAGGTGCGCAGGCAGACACTCACCGGGTAAACGGTGGGCATCTTCGCTGGCGCGCCAGCACGATAGAACTCAGTCAGGACCGCAGCGGTTGCGCGGTCCGTCTTCTCCAGCCAGGACGCGGTCGTTGGCAACATCAGGTTCGTGGTACCTAGACGTGCTACAGTCGCAATGGCGTCTTCCACCTCTGCGGGCACTGTGGCACACAAATGAGTGTCCGGGCGCGCTGTGGTGTACTGGGTTCCTTCCGCCTTGTGGACGCGGAACCGGACGAACTTGTCGCCATTGGCCGCAACCACGATGGGGTTGAAACGGGAGAGAGTCTTAGCTTGAAGGAAGAGCGTGGCAAGGTATGCCGCGAGACCTCTGAAGATACGTATGGGCGTGAGCAGAATCAACTGGCGGCTAAAGCCAACCTGTCTGCGCTCGATCGCGTAGGTGACGG